GAAGAGGCTAGAGATTTTATACGTTCTTTAAATCTGAGGTCTGCTAGCCAATACAATCAAGCTAAGAAGGAGGGTAAGATTCCATTTAATATTCCTGCTAGTCCTCAAACATTTTATAAAGATATTTGGAAAGATTGGGGAGATTGGCTAGGTTATCGCAATAACAAAAGAGGCATTCGTACGGGGACTTCATATGAAGAAGCTAGAAAATATGCATTAGGACTTAATATTAATAATGAAAGAGAATGGAGCGTCTTAGCAAGAACAGGACAAATCCCTTATCATATTCCAAGAGTACCCAATTATGTTTACAAAGGTAGGGGTTGGATTAGTTGGATGCACTTTCTAGGTTACGAAAGAACATATAGCAACAAAAAACATTTGTCTTATGAAGAAGCAAAAAAAATTGTTCATAAACTCAATCTTAAATCTCAAAACCAATGGAGTTTATATAACAGAATGGCAAAAAGAAACCCAAACATACCTTGGCATCCAAATAAAGTATATCGAGATCTAGGGTGGGTTTCGTGGGCTGACTTCCTTGGACAGGGAGAGTGAGAATAATAAAGAGGGCGTCACTTTTAAAAGAAACCTTGAAAGTTAATCTTTACGCCCTCATGGGTATTATGGCATAGGAAAAGGAAAATATGATATGGCCAATGAAGAGGAATCATTGAAGATTGAGATGCAAAGGCTCATAGGAATGATCGAATCTGCTAAATCTGGCGTTATTAGAGTAAATTTAGACCCATATCTTAATAGCCTGACGCTTGCTACGGCAAAATACCTTTTGCTTAAAGATAATGTGTCGAAAAATAAGGAGAATTTCGACATATGACTAAAGTTGAATATTTTGTTTGCGACTGTTGTGGTCGAGAATTAAAAACAATGACTACTGAAAAAGAGTACCACATAAGAGACCTTATGAGAGGTGCTGCGTCTATTCACACGTAATCCTGGGGTCCCATGGAGAGTTTCCAACCTCGACAGTTGCGCAACCAGATAAACAAACTAAGAGGGTAACAAATGTTATTAGAACGCCATAGCCCATTTCGTTTCTCCTTTTATAGTGTAAGAGTCCCGCATGAAGCGATACCCTTACTCATTAATGAGAACACGCTATAATATAGGAGTCAAGTAATTATAATGTCTAAAATCAATGCCCATTTTAACGGGAATTGGCCTTTATTTGATTTAAATCCTCCCTCTAAGGAATTGTCATAAAATGAGTAATATATTAAATCATGAGGCTTTTATTAGTAATTTAAAATCGATATTTAGGATAGAAAATATTTTGATTGACGTAATACTTGACGAAGGATTTCCACATTATCTAATTAGATTTTATAAATTAAATATTCCTTATGTTATTTCTAACCCTTGGTTTTTCGTAAAAATTTATGTATCCGAATCCGATTTGTCGAAGGCTATTAGTGATGGGATTGGCAAGGCTATAAGCGAAGATATTCACTCGTTGTAAAATAGCCATTATATGACGAGTTACCCCAAAAATATTTCCCCGGCCTCTTGGTGATTGCTTTTATTAATCTCCATGATATTATTGGGATGTTACGTTTTTGTCCAAAGAGTGATGGGGAGTGGTCGCTTCCCATTTCTCGCATACCCATTGCACTTTCCACTACTATTTATGCAATCTCCAAAAATACCCCTTTTCCCACATTTGGGATAAGTGACCAATACCGTATTGGAATTTGACTTTTGTTTCCTTTTTGCGTATATAGGAAAGTGCAATTTTTGCAACAACAATAAAAACATATGCAAAAAGGAAATCATTAATGGCTTATAATTTTGTAAAGGAACCCCTGCGTGCGGAGGATGCCGACCGTATGTCGAATGCTTGCGAAACGATGCAAGAGAAATTGATTGTGTGGACGCTTCTTGATACTGGTCTTAGGGTGGGTGAGCTGTGTAGCTTAACTCCTCAAAATATGATGTGGCAAGAAAAGGCATTAAAGATATCAGGTAAGGGCGGATTATACGGCAAGATGTCTAAGAAGCGAATAGTTCCATTGTCTCGGAGGCTTCAGGCTTTGCTAGAGCATTATTTTGCAATCAACGAGAAATGGTTTGTCAAAAAAAGAATGGCTCAGTATGTTGTGAAAGAAGTGGCAAACAAAGCTAGAATAGCGGTACCTGTTACGGCTCACGTTCTACGCCATACATTTGCCACGTCAGCCCTTGAAAAGGGAATATCATTGGCGGCTGTTAGTAGAATTTTGGGACATGATAGTCTTGAGACCACTGCTATTTATTTAAATTTGACAGCAGGTCATATAGGGGATGAATTCCATAGAAAATGGTAAGATAGAATTAGTCGAATCTATAATATCCATTTTTAAACCTTTTATTCATTCTTTTGTCTATAAGCATGACACCTAGACACAATAAGCCCATAAAAAATATATATGCTGAGGTTAGGTATAATATTTTCATCATGTTTGTTATCCTTTGATTTCTGGTTTTCTTTCTTTATGCATAGAAAGAAATAAGGCTTTTAAAAACCTTATTTCGTCTTGATAGAGGGGGAGTTTATCAGAAAAATATACAGGAAAAATGCGTCGTTTAGAGGTTTGCTTATGCAATTCATATTCGCATAGTTTTTCAATTTGTTTTAATCGCTCTGACACCATTTGAGAACTTACCATTTTTTAGTTTCCTAAAATCGCTAAAGTTCAAAACGTTGTTTGCAACCTTGATAGGAACATCAAACGCTTTCTCTTTCCTGTTATTCCTGGCCTCTGTCGTCATGTTGAGTTCATAAACTAAGTCTAAGACTTGCTGGACGTAGAGTTTAAACCCTGGGGATTTTAGCCTTTGCTCTGAATACGTCGTCGGAAACACAACGGGTGCTAAATCCTCGTAGAAATCATAAAAAGCATCGTTCAGCTCGTAGTTTTTGTTAGCCTCTGTCTCTATGATGACATGCATAGCCTGATTCAGAATTGATTTAAAAAGTTCTTTGTTCATTTTTTTTATTCTTATTAGTTATGGTGGGCTGCCCAATAAATGGACGCCCACGCCCTTATAACAAAAAAACAAAGTAAAATCAATCTACAATTTTATTGTTCTTACGCTACCTTCTCTTGTTGCTCCTGTTTCACCACGTTTCCTTGCTCTTCTCTGAGTTTATCCATTGTAGCGTTGTAAAATGATAATGGCATATCTTCAACTTTTTCTACGCCCGCCCATTGAAGAACTCTTGTTAACCTGCCCTGGTCGTCTTTTAAAAGTTTTTTAAGTTTGTCGGCTTGATATTGATCGACAAATAATTGACTCAAAAATGGTTTGTTTTCCTCAGGTTCTTTTATCGTTACTTCCTCTTCAAAAGCTGCTTCTATTACTTGTGCATCCTCAACCTCTTTTGGTTTGAGCATGCTTGCAAAGTGGTCGGCTTGCGTAAGTTTTGCGTTGTTTTTCTTTTCCTGTGCGTAAGAAATCCCATTGGAACTTTGTATTTCCTCGTAGTCTAAAACTTCTTCTCTTATAGATAGCCCTTTCAGCGCGTCTGGGAATTTGTCCCGTAATGCAAAACCTCGGGCGCGCATTTGCAGCATTCTTTTCGGATATTTTTGCCATATGTCTTTTGACCAAAGACCAGCTTTTTTAGCATCTTCAACGGTGAATTCTGTGGTATATGGTTCGTGACCTTTGCGTAAGATTGTACAACTTGCCCTATGGTTTTTCTGTAAATCTTCAGAAATGCTTTCAATAATGTTCTCGAAATCGGGATGTTTCATTACAAGGGCTAAAGCGGCATCACCCCAAATTGTTGGGCGACCGTTAATAACAGCAATGCTTTGTATTGATTGGAGGGGCTGCAAGCCTACTTCTGCGCCCATTTGAATAGCTACAAGAACATCACCAGGCTTCGACTTAAAATCCTTTGGAACTATAGAACTTTCAGCTATCATCTTAGCAAGTTCCATGGCTTCCCCTAGATTTGTTGGTCGCATTTCAAAACCATTTGTTTTGTTTGATTCTATCAAATTATTAGTCATGTTATATCATCCTCAAAGTTGGTGATTTGGATTTCTCGGTAAATTTTCCATAAAGTATGGGTTCTTCTTTTTTCAAAGAAGTTTTATCTAATTTAGAGTGTTTTGCAAAAAGTTCGGGATGTTCTTTTTTAAAAGCCTCTTCATTTAATACGTTGGAGTGAGTGCAGCTTAAAAGCTTTTCTCCTCCTTTATCCAATAGTATAGCAGCACCTTCTAATAAAAGCAGTATGTCTTTTTTATAATCTTTTTCACTTTCTTGATAGGTTTTAATCTTCTCTTTTATGTTTTGAAATTTCATTACAATTTCTAATTCTTCGTCTGTTGCTATTTTCACCTTTTTATCATCTATAGGGAACATGGCTATTGCATCCCTGGCGTTAATAGGTGGCGGTGGAACACGGGATATTACGTTGTTAAACCAAAAGTCTTTTGCTTTTTCGACTAGGTGTTGCTCTAGCTGTGGTTGGGGGTAGTAATGGTAAATCCTAAAGTCCCTGCTTATTAAAAACTCTATAGTTTCTGGGTGGTCAAATTTCAGTATGATTTCTTCTGCCGTCTCATCAAGAAAACTAACGACGATATCTACGCGCTTTGGTTTCCAAACGCATGAATAATGGGAACCTTGAAAAAGATATTGAGGGGGTACTTCGTCGGTTCCTTCATCTCCCCAATATTTTTTCATGAAATTATTTGCTTTTTTAAATTCGACAATTACGTCTTCTGACCTTACGTAGCCGTCAATATTGGCAATCATAAAGGGGTTTGCCTCACATCGCCTCATGACGTCCGTGTGCTCTACCTTATGACCAGTTGCTTTTTCATAATAGCTGCGTAGGTATGGCTCAACCTTGTTTCCGACATCAAAATATCTTTGCTTTTGTAAATAGCGGTTGCTTGTTATGTCCTCTTCCTCAAACTCTCCTATTTTTTCCTTGTAAACCTCAAGGGGGGTTTTCCAGTCAGGCAGCTTAACTTTCAACTCTTCAGATCCCGTTAAGATATTAGAGATGTCAGACCCTCCTATGCCCGTTTTTCTGTTTTCGATTTGTTCAGGTGTAAGCATTTATGCTCTCCTCATTTGTTTATTTCTGAACCACGGGTCACGTTGTTCTTGGGCTTTGATGTCTCCTTCAAGGACTTCTCTTGTGGAATATTTGGGTGAACAACAGCTACAATTTACGGAGTCTAAATCTGATAACCGCCCTAGGGCGTCTCTTAGATATTCGCTGTCAATTTTGCGCCAACCATTCAGGACTTCCCCGAATTCGGGTTGATTTGTGCATTGAGAATACATCCTTAAGACAAGCTCGTAATCTGGATCAGCTTTTATTCTTTGGTGGGCTTTAGACAGACAGAGCGGCACCCACTCGTTGCCGTTCCACATTTGCTTTGAGTGAAGGGGGATGTCCTCATTGAATGAAAAATTATTTTCTTGCTTTGAGATTATTTCTAGGAGGCTTAAACGCCTATCTTCTTTCTCCCTTGCAAGATTCTCTTGATGTTTTTTTGTTACGAACTCTGAAGCCGTCTCTAGGCTTATTCCTTTATTCCAAAGGGTAGCAGCCTCGTTATCCTCGTTTTTTTTGACAATCATTTTATCTCTCCTTACTTTCTTTTGATGAACTAAATAAAATTGTTGCATTTAATGTGTGGGCTTGCAAATGGCATCTAGGTAGTCCTCAGCAAGCTTTCTTGATGGAAAGAAACTAAGGTTTTGTGTTTCCATGCTTATGTCGATGTAATCAAATGATTGGTGCTCGACTAATTTGGACACAAAATTTGTCTCTTTAATAAGAATTTCTGGATCAACCCTCATTATCCCGTCTACCAGATATTCTCTAACCCCAAATAATTTCCCGTAATCTTTATCGTGAATAGCCATAGTCTCTCTCCTCAACTTTCCATTACCGGATTGTTTTCACGGAAAGTTTTAGCGGACGCTATAAGGTCGTCCATCCATTTTTCGTGTTTATTCCATTCTTCTTGTGTAAGTTCTTTAGTCTTGTTCTGTTGAATTTCTTCAAACGTTAGTATCTCTGTCATGTCTGTAACTCCTTTTGAAAAGTTATAAGCTCGTGCTTACATGACTATAAAAACACATAAGAAAACATAAATCAACATAAAAAACTATGAATAATTATAAATAATTACATCATATGTCTCCTAGGGTTAGGGCATTGTTTCAGATTGTGGGGGGGTAAAAATACAAAAGGACACCTTTTTAGGGGTGCCCTTAAGCATCAAAAGAAAGTAACAAACATGTAACCATCCCAAAATAATCTTAAAAAGATGATTACGAGATATACATATACTAGATCAAATTAGAAATCAAATGTTTTTTATTGTTTTTCGTTGCATGGTAGAAATATAAATAAGGCATCGAAGACTTTACGGCACCCTATTTATACTATCAACAAGAAGATTTGAGCCACTTTAGGAAACAAACAAGTTAGGAAAAAGTGACTCTCCCAGAAATTATATTGTTTAATTTGGGAAATCAATCTAAATATTGTTGACAAAATGACGCTTGCTAAAGCACATTGGGAACAATTTTAATGAATGGAGGCTATTTTCTAAAATATCATCCGAATCGTAGGGTAAAAAAAACGCCCTGGCAATCCAAAACCAGAGCGTTTTTAACATGTCGAGGAGGAAAAAGACCCACCAAGCCACTCACATGACTTGGTAATAACAAATCCTTATGAAAAATACAAGGGTCTTTTTCCTTCTAGTTTAAAAAAAATTAACTTAGAGGGAAAAAAACGTGCAAAATTCAATCGAAGATCAAATCTACGCCGACACCACAGACAACTTTACATCTACCCAACAATTGATCCTTCTTGCCTTGGCGCGTTTTTGCCGTCCAGGCGAATGCAGGGCATATCGTTCGATAGATGATTTGGCAAAGGACACAAAACTTTCGCGGCGTTGTGTAATTTATAATCTTAAAATCTTAAAGGATAAGGGGTTGTTAATCGCCCTCACGCGCCATTATGGGTTTCAAACAAAATCCGTTGTCTACATGATTAATGCTAATAAAATCAATAATGGAGAGAGAGTTTACACAGATAGTGCACCACGTGCACCCCGACACGAAAACAAGGCGCCCGAACAAGATAGAAAACTCAATTTAGGTAGTGCACCACGTGCACCCCATTATGAATATAATGATTATATATATAATACCCATAAAACAAAAAATGATTCACAGGCTCTCCACTCTGAGATTAAATCGTTTTATAAAAAAGAATTTGAGGAATGGTGGGATGCTTATCCGAGAAAGGAAAACAAGCAGGATTCTTTTGTAGCTTTTTGCAATGCTCGCCAGCATGCCAGTTTTGAAAATCTGCTTTATAAAGCTAAATCTTATGCCAATCAAAGAGCCAGGTTAATCCGCAGTGCAAGGGGGAGGGATTATAACACAACTCAAGATTTGTATACCAAATTGCCTACAACTTGGTTTGAAAAGCGGGGCTGGTTAAGCAACTATGGGTATGACGAGGTTTCAAAGCCAGTACCTAGAAAATCAGCGGAAGGGTTAAAAGCAGCATGATTGATAAAAGCTTAGCAAGACGTGTACTAGATAGCCTTTTTTTGCGCATGGGGTATATCTACAATCCTAAAAATCACATCATCGGCAGCAAGCTTGGCGAGCTTCCCATGCCTCTTGTCGATACGATTGGTGATATTTTCGACGGTCTCCCCAACAATGTTGTGCAAGGTGTATTATCGTATTTTCTGGGTAGGTCAATTTATTTTTCGATTTCTAGTGAAAAACATCTTCAACACCTCATTGACGTTGCGCTTTACAACGTTTGCCAAGGAATTAATCAAACATCCGAGATTGAGGGTGATGAAATCCGCATAGAAAATCCCGTCCCCATGAACGATGTCGCAAATTTCAAAGAAACAATTCACTAGGAGTAAAAACATGGAGATGCATGAGAAAATCGTATATGACATATTCAGAAACAACATATATGTTTCTAAGGTAGACGAAATCATTGATGAATGTATGGAAAAATTAAGCTATCTTAACTCACTGTCTCCGTCTCGAACACGCGTCTTTGAGGCATTGGCACACAGCATTGGTAAGAATTTATTTTTACATTCAAAATCTAATGAAGACCTCATAAAAACCCTTCTAGGGACTATAGGAACCATGATAAAATCAATGGACGATATAGCAACGTCAAAAGGCTATGAACCCTTAGACTTGGAAATTCAACTTACAGTTGGGGGTTGTGCTGCTAAATTTGAGGGGCTATGATTTATAGTATCATCTCCTATTTTCCTATGATAGATTTGATAGTGACCCGTTGCCTGCGTTTCGGGTCACTTATTATCCATCAAGCCAATCAATTATTCTTACCCTCAGTTTTCGTGAGAATGAAAGACCAAGACAAAACAATCCAATCAACATCAATGTAAAACTACATACAACGCACATAATATCTCCTTCTAATTACCCATTTACAATCCTAAAATTTTAACTAAACTAAGTATACATTGTTTTTAAGTTGGAGAAAATGTTTGCAAGTAAATTATGAGGAAAACATACAGAATTCGATCAAATCATTATTAGAGTCTTACGAAAATGCCCCGACAGACACAATCAAAAAATATGACCTACTGTTTTCTTGCATCCTGGATAGAAATAAAAGAAATCCAATAACACACCCAATCTTTACTTATTACCCCTCGACAGGGCGTATTATTAGTTCATGTGAAAAGCGCGTTGTTCAGCTAACCGCTCTGCAAAATGAAATTTTCTATTTGCTTTCAAAGAACCTGAATACAGGAAATATGATAAATCAAGACGTTCTTTATAATTTCATTTATCAAAACAATCATGCCTCATATAGCCGTTTAGGCCACCATAAACCCCATCCAGACACGATAAAAGTACACATTTATAAATTAAATATTAAGATTAACCCTTTTAAAATCATGATACGGCACAACCTAATAGGCGGATGGTCGATCAGGACAGAGAAAGACGAAATTATGTCTTTAAATGAAATTAAAAATAATTTTCCTAGGGGTCTACCGTTTAAATAAGGGATAAAAAATGACTATAGATAGATACCGTAAAGAACCCATGGTTAATCCACCCGAAACAATGGAACTCATGAGATCCATTAAAGAGAAGGCCGAGGAATTAGAGTTCCTTTATGAAAAATCCATGAACGTTGTTGATGTTACTGTTGATAAGAAACACATGAAGAATTTTAGCAACCTTCGTGAAATTTCCCTTGCCAAAACTAAGCTTGAGGAATCGGTCATGTGGGGTATAAAAGCAGCCACGAAATCAACCTATAGCGGAAAGATAGATTAATTTGGCTGGCGGTAGACCTACAAAATATACACCTGGTTTCATAGTGATAACCCTTGAGCTTATGGCACAGGGGTATAGCAAGACAAAAGTAGCCGCTACCCTTGGCGTTCATAAGGATACCCTTTATGAGTGGATGAAAGTTCATCCTGACTTTTCCGACGCCATACGCGCGGGAGAGACGCTATCTGAGGCATGGTGGGAAGATGAGGGAAGGCAAGCCCTTACAAAGGAAAAATATAATACCCCAATGTTTAAATGGCTAACGGGCAATATTCACGGTTGGTCTGATAAGTCATCTCAACAGGTGGACATTTCCGGCGACCTATCTATTGGTTCAGCTATTGAAAAGGCAAGACGCAGGGTTCCGGTGGTCGAATCAAAATGATGGATATGGTTCAAGACATTGTTAAATTTTACGATGATCCATATGGCTTTGTGATGTACGCCTTCCCATGGGGTGAGCCTGGCAGCCCTCTTGAAAAACATGATGGCCCTGATACTTGGCAAAAAGATTTTCTCATCAAGTTGGGGAATGAGGTCAAGCTAAGGGAAAAAGACCCTGAAATCACTACCGCTATCCGCTTTGCTACAACGTCTGGACACGGCGTAGGGAAGTCCGCTCTTACCTCTTGGCTTATTTTGTGGTTCTACTCTACCCGTGCCCATCCACAGGGCATCACGACCGCTAATACGCAAAACCAGCTACTAACTAAAACCTGGCGTGAACTCTCCTACTGGCACAATTTGGCCATCAATAGAAGCTGGTTCGAGTGGACAGCGACCCGTTTTTATTTCAAAGAGCATCCTTCTACATGGTTTGCCGCCGCTATTGCGTGGTCAGAGCACCGCTCCGAAGCCTTTGCGGGTATGCACGCAGAAAATGTCATTGCTATCTTTGATGAAGCTTCAGGCATCCCCAATATCATTTGGGAGGTTATAGAGGGAGCCATGACGACACCTGGCGCGATGTTGTTTGTGTTCGGGAACCCTACCCAAAACGTTGGGATGTTCCGGGAGTGTTTTCGTAAATTTAAGCATCGCTGGATTACTTTTAAGGTTGATTCACGCACCGCTAAAATGGCCAACATCCAACAAATAAACAATTGGAAAGAAGACCACGGCTAGGATTCAGACTTTTTCTTAGTCCGGGTAAGGGGTGAGTTTCCAGAGAAATCAGCAACCCAATTTATAGCATCTTCTATTGTTG